CCTCTATGACTCGTTCGGCGCTGCCGACTGGGAAGTGGTCAAGGCGAAGATCCGCTACATGGTCCACGGCCTCGGCTGCAAGTCGATCTACCTGGATCACCTGACTGCGCTAGCAGCGAACGTAGAGGACGAGCGACGCGGCCTGGACCAGATCATGGCCGAGCTTGCGGCACTCGCACTCGAGCTGAAGATTTACCTCCACTTCATCTCCCACTTGACGCGTCCCAAGGACGGCCCTCCGCACGAGGAAGGCGGTCGAGTGAAGCAGACGCAGTTCCGAGGCTCCAACGCCATCGGGATGTGGAGTCATTTTATGTTCGGCCTTGAACGAAATACGCAAGGAGAGGACGAGGAGAGTCGCATCACCACGTTCCGCGTCATCAAGGATCGCAACACCGGCCAGGCAACGGGTAAGACCCTGCCCCTGGGATACGACACCACGACAGGTCTCCTCTTCGATACGGAGGCCTTCGCCCCCGAATCTACCCCCGAGGAAGCATATGGATTTTGAACCCCAACAACCCTTGGTCCTAATGCACGCCGATACGGCTGCAGGGCCTGCACTTACTCGGGTAGTCCCCGGCTGCGTGGACGCCTCAGCGCTCGCGATCTACCAAAACGACCCTACTGACGATGACGAGTGGGACCTTGTGGTACTTGACGTCCCCACGCAGTACCAACTTTACCTGCTCCTTATCGAGCGCTTCGAGGGCTGACATGGCTTTTAACCAGATCACCACGCAAGACTGTCCCAACCAGGTCACCCTGTACCAGGACGAGAACCTCCAGATCGGCAAGTTCGTCAACGAGGACCCGTACCTGTATCTGATCCAGGAAGAGTATTGCGACACGGTCGTCATCGAGTTGGACCGTGCGGCGCAGGTAGCCCTACTCGCAATCCTCAAGAACCGCCTCGAGGCCTGACATGACCGAACTGACCGTCGAACGTCTGCGGGACCTCCTGCATTACGAGGTGGTCACCGGCAGGTTCTACTGGAAGATGTGGCGAGGCGGGTCTGCAAAGGCTGGGACCATTGCCGGATCCATTGACACCTGGGGACACAGGCAGATAAAGATCGACGGGGAAGTATATGGGGCGCATCGCCTGGCGTGGATGTGGGTCACAGGAGAAACCCCACCTCCCCTGCTGGACCATGTTAATGGAGCTACGGACTGTAACGGGTTCCACAACATTCGCCCGGCAACATCCGCTCAAAACGCATTCAACAGTAAGGCCAAGTCTAGCTCTACCTCCGGCATCAAAGGCATCAGCAAGGTCAGAAGCGGCCGCTGGCGCTGGCGAGTGTATGTAGGACGCACACTGCTGACAGGGACGGTTGATACGGCTGAGGAGGCTGCGGCAGCAGTACAGAGTGCCAGAGAGAAACTACACGGTGAATTTGCTCGCCATTAACATTTAGGACTGCAATGCGAACGACTTTCTTTGACCTTGAAGCAGACGGCTTCTTGAATAATGCAACACAGATTCACTGCCTCTCGCTCAAGTGCCGCGAACTCGCGAAGAGGAAACTCTTCACGACCGCTGCGGGGAACATCAAAGAAGGCGTTCGCCTGCTGATGAAGCTGGGCGAGGAAGGCAAGGTGGTCGGGCACAATGTGATCGACTACGACCTACCCCTCATCACCAAGTTCTTCCCGTGGTTCCAAGTGCCGCTTGCTAACGTAGTGGACACCCTTGTCCTCTCACGCCTTTTCTTCAGCGACATGTTCAACCGGGACGGGGCTTTCATCAAAGCGGGGAAGCTACCGAGCAAGCGCATTGGTTCTCACGCCCTTGAGGCGTGGGGGATGCGGCTTGGACTTTTGAAGGGCGAATACGCAGACGACTTCAAGCAGAAGTGGATCGACGACTTCGGCCCATCGGCGTGGCATGACTATTCGGAAGAACTCGCACACGACGAGCCGAAGAAGTTCGCCAAGCTCACCGACGAGGACAAGGCGAAGTGGATTGCGGCATGGGGCAAGGAGAACTACCCCGAGGGCCTCGAGTGGAAGGAGTACAGCCCCGAAATGGGGGCGTATTGTGAACTCGACGTAGATGTGACGGAGGCTCTGTATGACCACCTCATGAAGCTCGAGTACTCCGACCTTGCGGTAGAGATGGAGCACAAAGCACGCCACTACTGCTCCATGATGACCCGCAGCGGGTGGCCCTTTAATGTTGAAGCTGCGGTGTCCTTGTACGCGAAGCTGGCCCAAGAGCGGGACGCCATCCGCGCAAAGATGATGGCGACCTTCCCTCCCTTGGTGATCGAGAGGGTCTCTGAGAAGACAGGGAAGCCCCTGAAGCCCAAGGTCCTCGAGTTCAACCCAGGGAGCCGCGATCAGATCGCCCAACGCCTGAAGCTCAAGTACGGTTGGGAGCCTAAGGAGTTCACCGAGAGCGGCAAGGCCAAGATCGATGAAGACATCCTGAAGAAGTTGCCCTACGAGGAAGCGCAGATCCTGGCGGACTACTTCCTGCTCGAGAAGCGTGTCGGTCAGATCGCTGAAGGCGACCAGGCGTGGCTAAAGCTCGAGCGCAACGGGCACATCCACGGGTCGATCAACACGAACGGCGCGGTGACCGGACGATGCACCCACGCGGCCCCGAACATCTCTCAGGTACCAAGTGTCCGTGCGCTACACGGTAGGGAATGCCGGGCACTGTTCCACGTCCGAAAGGGCTTCAAGCAAGTCGGTGCTGACTTGTCGGGTATCGAGCTTCGGTGCCTTGCGCACTTCATGAGTCGCTGGGACGGCGGGGCCTACGGGAAGATCATTCTCGAAGGCGACATCCACACCGAGAACCAGAACGCTGCAGGCCTCCCGACCCGCGACAACGCAAAAACCTTCATCTCATTGGGATGACTTGGGGGCAACCCCTCGATTAAAACTGTGTGAACTCAGGGAACATCTCATCGAGACAATCCTGAGCCAAGCCTTGTGAGCCTCCAGATCATGTTGAGGCTCACAAGGAAGGTGCAACGACTATCCCGAAAGGGAGTAGATCCAAGCGGATCGAAGCGCACAGCCCCTACTACTGTAGGGTGAAGAGATAGTCTGGACTGCACGGTGACGTGTAGCTGCGCGTAGTGGCGCGGGGCAGGAGTAGCGAACCTGCCTGAACACTTCGATGCATTCCTTTACGGTGCGGGAGACGAGAAGATCGGCTCCATCATCGGTAAGGGCCGAGCAGCCGGTAAGGTGCTCAAAGAGAAGTTCCTCGCATCCCTCCCGGCCCTCGGGAAACTCAAGGACGCTGTGGAAAAGAAGGCGAAGACCGAAGGCTACATCTTGGGCCTGGACGGTCGACGCCTGACGATCCGCTCCGCACACGCTGCGCTCAACACCCTCCTGCAGGGCGCTGGTGCTGCTATCGCGAAGCGGTGGGTCATCGAGGTCTTCGAGGAAGCCGAACGCCGTGGCTTGCGCTACGGGTGGGACGGTGACTGGACCCTCATGGGCTTCATCCACGATGAAATGCAGTTCGCAGTCCGCGAGGGCCTCGAGCAGCAGTTCGGAGAGATGGTCGTCGAGTGCGCAGCGCGTGCTGGCGAGTTCTTTAAATTTAGGTGTCCTGTCGGTGCCGAATTCAAGATCGGCAAGGACTGGGCGGAGTGCCACTGATGGGGCAGACAGATCTTATGCACGTCCTTCTGGAGTGCCGCAACGCACCGGTGTACGTCAAGGGCAACTTCGCCCGGGCGGCCGCCATCGACATTGCCATGGCCGCAAGCCTTGGCTTCATCACAACGATGGTCGAGTGGGGAGAGTTCACCAACCGGTGGCACCTCACGACCAAGGGCCTCGAGGTCCTCAACGCCGAGTCCAAGAGTCGGCAGAACCCCAAAAAGCGAGAGAGAAAATGAACGCAAAGCAATTCAAAGTAGGCGACAAGCTGCGCCTGAAGGCCGAAGTCAAGGGCACTCACCCGAGCGCCTTCCATGACCGCCTGGTGGTCGACACCGAAGGCTACACCCATGCTGGCCGCGTGGGCGTAGAGGCTCCGAATGGTGCCCCGGGTGACTTCTACCCGGCGGAACTCGAGGCGGATGGGTTCCGCGTGGGTGACCGCGTGATTGCCCCGGAATACCAAGGCAATGGACGCCCTTTTGACGGCACGCTGACCGTGGACCAGGTGTGGGAAGACGGTGACCTCACCTGTGTTAGTGACGGGGGCATCAGGGGCATCTTCGGACCTACCGAACTGCAGCACGCTCCGGTAGAGGAAGTCCAGGAAGTCCAAGCGGTCGAGCAGGAACCCGAGGCACGCCCGGTGACCTATCGCATCTGCGTGGGCACCCAGATCGGCACCACGGAGTACCCGAGCGTGGCCGCAGCCGAGCAGGCAGCGATCCTGCATGGCAAGGACGGCGAGACGTTCTCCATCTGGGAAACCGTGCTGGTCGCTGACTACCGCGTGAAGGTCACGAAGAGCCTGGAGGCGGTCGATGCTGCTAATTGACGCGGACATCACGGCATTCTCGTCGTGCGCCAGTGCCCAGGAGGAGATCGAGTGGGACGAGGACACCTGGTCCTACTACTTCGACTTCGCCAAGGGCAAGCGGCGCTTCCAGGAGTGGTTGGACAAGGTCATCGAAGGCTCTGGCGTCTCGGACTTCAAGCTGTGCTTCAGCGGTCGCGACAACTACCGCAAGAAGCTCAACCCCCTGTACAAGTCGAAGCGTGGCCCGAAGCCGGTGGGCTACGGTGCCCTGAAGGACTGGGCCAAGGAAACCTACCCCTTCTTCGAGAAGGACCAGCTCGAAGCTGACGACTGCATGGGGATCCTGGCGACCAAGTTCCACGGCAAGGCCTTCCCGGCCACCATGGACAAGGATCTCTTCACGATCCCCTGCCGCACCTACCACCTCAACCAGAAGCTCGAGGGCGAATGGGTCGAGTCGAACGAGGCCGAAGGCAACCGACAGTTCCTGATGCAGGCCCTGATGGGCGATGCCACGGACGGCTACGGTGGATGCCCCGGTATCGGCAAGGTGACCGCAACGAAGCTCCTGGACAAGCACGGTGCAGTTTGGAAGACCGTGGTCGACGCGTACCTCAAGGCTGGACTCACTGAGGAGGACGCAATCATGAACGCACGAATGGCCCGCATCCTCCGCGCTGAGGACTGGGACTTCGAAAACAACGAGGTGAAACTTTGGACTCCGTAAAGCATCCAGGCTGGTACAACCCTCAACAGCCGTGGAATAACCCAGACCAGAGTTACTGGCAAAACCACACACATCAAAACGAGGGGTTCCAGAAGGCCATCGAGGAAGCCCTACTCAAGGGCATGGGCGTGGTTAAGGTCGAGCACGTCCCGGCTGCGGAAGTGGCGAAGCCTGCAAACCCCAAGCAACTCTACGGCGACAAGAAGCCGCCCCTGCACCTGATCCACATGATCGCCCAACTGCACGAATCGGCGGCGCTGCATAGCGGGAAGCTCAAGTACGGCTGCAACAACTACCTCGAGACCGAAGTCGAGGCGATGACTTACGTAGGTGCCGTGCTTCGCCACCTCGGCCAGTGGGTCTCCGGGGAGCGTGTGGACTCCAAGGAACTGGTCCATCACCTCGGGGCCGTACGGGCCTGCACGAACATCCTGCTGACCGCTGAGGCCACTGGGATGCTGATCGACAACCGCCCACTCTGCGGCTTCGACCCGGATCGCCGGTTAAACGAAGCGCCCAAGAGCTACCAGGGGGCGACCCGCATGGCCTTCGCTGAAGTCGAGGCGACCATCGAGCACCTGAACCAACTCTACCCGGTGAAAGCATGATCGAGTGTCCGTATTCGATCGGCTACGAGGAGGCCCTCATGGGATTCGAACTCTGTGACAACCCGTACGACTATGGGACCGATGCGTACGGCGAGTACCGGCGCGGGATGCTGGACGCTCTTAGCGATTGCGGCGAATAACAACCAACCTGGGGACACCCAATGAACAACCTGTACTACAAGGGCACGCGGGTGTCCCCCTCTAGCACCCTGGGCACCATGATGCTCTACCTGCGCGAGATGGGGCCGAAGCTGTCCGACGCAGCCCGCGCGGACCTGAAGATCCGCATCGAGAAGGCGCACCAAGAGTGTGACGCCGAGTATCGCAAGTGGGGGAACAAGTGAGCACCGTATTCAAGCGGTTCGACGCCTACCACCAGGACGTCCACCCGGACTCCCAGGGAGAGTACGTGCTGGCCCAGGACGCCTACGACAAGGTGGCGGTCCTCGAGGCCCAGATTCAAATCCTGAAAGATCAACTCAAGACCGCCCGAGCGGAAGCGAAGAGCTTCGTCGAGGCTGGCGCGGCCATCCACGGCCAAATACTGTACGTAAAGCGAGAAGAGAAATGAATGCAACGAAAGTAATGCTGAAGGCCGTGGTCCTTACGGCCCTCATGCAGGCAGTGCAACAGCAGCGCCGCGAGCCGACCCGAGAAGAGCGCATCGTGGTCGACAGCTTCAACGAGGAACTCATGGTCCTCGAGGCCACGGGAGCAGTCCTGGACCGTCCGCTTGACGAGGTCTACCTGGACCTCCTCGCGGCCATCGACACTCTAGAGGAAGTGCTGTGAGCAGTCTGAAGACATTCTACGGCGGCTACTTCTGCCAAGCGACACCCGAGGCCCGCAACAACATCCCGGGATACAAGGTCGTGATCCCTTCGTACAACAACCATGAGTCGTGGGTCCCTGCGGACTTCTTCGACCTGTTCTTCAAGGAACTCACGCAATGAAGCTCGAGAACCAAGAGTTCTATTGGGCGCTGGTCAAGACCACGGTCCCGAGCGGGCCTTACTCGCGCTACGAGGCAGCCCTGGGAACCTTCATGGGTGGTCCCTCGGGCACCTCGAGTGCGCCGCACCTCTACCGCTCCGAAGGCAAGGCCAAGGCCCGTGCTGGTAACGGGGGGCAGTGGCAGGTGGCCAAGGTGCGCCTGGAGATCGTCGAATAATGCCCAAGAAAGGTAGTTACCAAATACCGTTCGACAAGGACGGCAACCAGATGGGCTATGCGGCGAGGTGGCATGAGATCGAGTGGCGGGATAACACGCCCTTCATCGACACACTTACTTACGTAGGGTTCAGCAGGGGCCGTAGCGCCGCGACGCTTCACTTCGAGCGCTCGGACGGGACAGGGGTTGAGTTCTTCATGACGGACTTTGACGCTATTGTCCTGCTCCTGCGGGACGGTAAGCTGACCGGGACGTTCGCGTTCGTGAAGCGCGGCCAGAACTACGGGTGCCACATGCTTCAGGAGGTCGAATGAACGCCCTGGACCCCTACACGTTCGGACCTACGGGGTTCAAGCGGGACCGTGCGAGCAGCGCGGATACCGTAACGATTCCCCTGGCCACCTACGAGGCCATGCAACGCAAGATCGAATACCTCGAGCGCCAGGCCTTCGTGGACTCATGGCGCACTAACCCCGACAGGATGGGATCGTGACAACAGAGAACAACTAGTCCTCCTCCCCTCCCTCCGGAGGGTTTTTTTTCACTGACCCTATTGCATTAGGTAGTACAAGTAGGTACAGTACAACCCAAGCAGAGATACGTCTGAATAACAACCCTCATACGAATAAGGAGACCACCATGAAGACCGCAGCCAAACAGAAGGCACCGACGAACCTCCACGAACTCCTTCGGATCGCCGCCAAGGCCCTGTGGCGCGGTAAGGCCTACGAACTCACCGCTTACCGCAACGTCGAGCAGTTCATCAAGGTGGTCGGCAACCTGGCCCTCGAGGACGTCCGGACGACGACCATCGACGACTTCATCCTGGAGGTCCAAGGGACCATCGCGGACGCCACGGTCAACCGCAAGCTGGCCAACATCCACACGGTCCTAAAGTACGGCTTCGAGCGCGAGTGGATCGCCAAGATGCCGAAGTTCGAATGGAAGGAAGAAACGGAGGGACGCACCCGCTGGTTGACAGAAGTCGAAGAAATTCAGATGTTCGCCCTCTTGGACACCTGGGGAGAGGCCGAGGTCGCTAGGTTCCTTACGGTCTCCATCGACACCGGAATGCGCCGCTCGGAGATCCTGAAGCTCGAGGCGAAGAACGTGGATGGACCGTGGGTTCGGCTGTGGGTCAACAAGACGAAGAAGCCCCGCTCGGTGCCCCTCAGCGTCCGCGCTCAGGAGGCGATTGCCCAGGGTCTGCCCTTCGCCCTGGACGAGGGGAAACTGCGGGCTGTATGGCTGCGCCTGAAGGTGGCCATGGGCCTCGAGGGGGACGACGACTTCGTCCTTCACGCCCTGCGACATACCGCCGCAACCCGGACGCTGTCGAGGACTGGGAACATCGCGGTAGTCCAGAAGCTCCTCGGACACCGTAAGATACAGACGACGATGCGCTACGCCCACATCTCGGACGAGGACCTGCTGGCGGCTGTGCGGTAATCCTCTAACTTAGGGAAAGTTTACTGTTGGGTTTTTGTCACATTCATCCTACTTGTAAACCTTTCCTTCAAATGCTACATTTAATGCCGCCGCGAAAGCGTTTGCAACAAGTTGTAACGAATCTTGACCCCTCAAAGAACATGCAACTGATCTCTGCCTATTTGTCTGATAATACTACGGTGTCCTTGGTCTCCGAAGGCACCGAGGAAGACCCCGAGTCGCACCAGCACCACCTGCTGATCGACGGGAATCTCGAGTGCTCCTATAGCACCTGGGACCACGCTTGGGAAGAGTTTGGCCTCTGTGTTAGATGTACCACACTAACAGAAGTGGTAAAGGTTGCTAGGGACTGCACGAACCTGTACAGTACAAGCACTGAAAACACAAACGAGGACCAGCCAAATGAACGCAGTATCGGGCAAGAGTGTAGCTCCTGCTAAGGTAGCTTCAAAGGCAGCAGACAAAGCGGCGATGAGTGTTGAGGAGCAGTTGAGGGCGGCACAAGCGGAGATCGCCCGATTGCAGGAGTTAGCCCGCGAGGAGGCGACCAAGTCGGCCCGCTTCCCTTGGGAAAACCCAGACATAATCCAAGCGCAGCCGCGCATGGGGTACAACTTCAAGATGGAACCGGAGTTGTACCTCAAGGTCAAGTGGATCGTTGAGAACGTGGGTGGGATGAAGTCGATGCAGGTGTTTCTGGACCGTGCGGCAAACGAGATGGCCGATGCGGTGATCGATAGGTTCACCAAGTTGAAGTGATCAGTGCCCCGCTCTGTCGGGGCTTTGGTCTGCCAAGGAACCAAGTTTCCTTCCTTGGAAGTTTCCTTTATTCTTTCATTCGTTCCTTCCTACCTTGGAGCCAGAATGAGGACCATCGTGTATTCGTGCCTGAAGGGTGGCAGCGGAAAGACCACGCACTCGGCTCACTTCGCGTGTGCTCTAGAGGACCTGGGGCACGGCCCCGTAGTGACCATGGACCTAGACCCCCAAGGGTCCCTCTCGGCATGGTGGAACGACAGGACCAAGGAGACCCCTGCGTTTGCACTGGTCGAAGACGTGGCGCACCTCCCCAGGAAACACGCAGAGCTTGCAAGCGCCGGGTACGCGTGGTGTGTAGTTGACACCCCTCCGCAGGACCACGCGATCAACGAGGAGGCCATAAAACTGGCCGACATGGTCATCATCCCTGTGAAGCACTCTCCGCATGACATACGCGCGGCGAAGACTACGGTCGCTATGTGTAAGGGCCTCGGAAAGCCTTTCTTCTTCCTGCTCAACGAGACGAACGGGAAGGCCGTAGCGCTCGACGCAACCCGCAATCTAGCCGCTATGGGTCCTGTGATCCCCCACAACGTACCGAAGCTCAATGGCTACTGGATGGCCATGATCCCCGGCGGCGTCTTTAAGGAGCACAACAAGGGCACCGGGGCCATCATTATTGACCAAGTGGCGGACTTCGTCGTGAGCCAGTTCATCGCCCCACCCAAGCGGGAGAAGGCACATGTCTAAGTCGATCTCCTTGGGGGCCGTGGTGCAGAAAGGAGGAGCAGCGCCAGCGGCCCTGGAACCAAGGAAAGAAGGAAGTAACCAAGGAACCAAGGAACCTTCCTTTGAAGGAACGAAGGAAACTTCGAGGGAATCAAGGAAGGAAGCTATCCGCCGCCGAACGTGGGAGGGGCAGGACGAGGTGATCAAGGTAAACTTCGAGGTCCCCATGCGGATCCGGACGAAGCTAAACACACTGAAGAGCCTCGGGCGCATCAAGAGCGGCAAGGGGTTCGTGGCTGATGTCCTAGAGGCAGCCCTGGACGCGGAGATCGCCAAGGCAGAGGAGGAGGGCTTCCTATGAACGCGCCGGAACCGCAGCAGGCAGACATGTTCGCGGCTGAGACTGTGTGGTTCCACCTGTTCCGGGCGATGCTCGAGAACGGGGACGCCGCGAAGATGGGCGGAAACGCCTTCCTCACTTACTGCTCCATTAAGTCCCATACCAACTTCAAGACAGGCAAGGCGTGGCCGGGAATTGACGTCCTCATGACGAAGACAGGGCTGTCCAAGAGCCAGGTGCTCAGGGAACTGAAGACCCTGGAGGACATGGGGTACATCACCAGAGAGAAGAAAGGGCGGAACAACGTCTACACACTGCGGGAGCGCGTGGGGATCTCGGATGACCAGGGGAGGCCCGTAGCTGCCGCTACGTGGGACTACGTTCCGGATGGTGTGAAGAATGCTGTGGCAGAACTGAAGCGCGTGATGATGACCGGGGACTTCGCGGGGGCCAAGATCATCAGCATAGAGAACCTGACAGTGAACGTGTTCAACGACCACTCCGCGCAGTTCAACATGCAGAGCCTGCTGGAGAACATGGACAAGCTGGACCCTGCGATTCGGGAGAAGCTGCGGGACAAGTTGAAATAGGTGTCATCGGTGACACGTATCAGGGGTGCGACCTGTCACTAATTAATAGGTGTCTTCCAAGGCACCGATTCGCCGGGAATAGGTGTCACCCAAGACACCCTAACGAGAAAGATGTTTACCTTAACAATAGAGAAAAGTTATCCACAATGAAGACGCTCATCGCTACCTTATCCACAGCCCTGTCCCTTTCGGCCTGTGCGACCCCTGACTTCGACTGGCGCTACGCCGACCACTCGTGCTCCATGCACTGCTCGGACGCCTACAACGAGTGCCTGTCGTCCAATCCGCTGACCCCAGGGATCCAGAAGCTCCAGTGCAACTCGTCCCTGAAGCTCTGCGCGACGACCTGCGGAGCCACACTCGTCAACAATTGACGTCAAAAAGACCCCCCTCAAGGTTCCCGTAATGGGTTCCCGAGGGGGTTATTTTTTTCACTGCGGGCGCTATCCTGGCTATAATGAGAGCGACACATGTGCCCTCCTCAAGTTCGCATGTGACGACCGCTCGAAGCTTCCTAGGGCCAGTGAGCGTAAGGGTTGGCTAGACACGCGGGAAAGCCCGCTTCGGCGGGACTTTTCTTTTGGTCCGAAGAATTGATAAACTCTATTACGTCAAGTCGTATCAGTGGAGGACGAGCTTCGTCACCACTTCCTTGAGGCCCAGGACGTTCACAGCGAACACCATGCCTCCGCCGTACAGTGCCCACTTGATCTGCAGCAGGACCTTCTCGATGGCCTTCAGGGATGTCCCAAAGTCCTCCTGTGAGTCCTCGAGGTCCTCGAGCTTCTCTTCCTGTGCGTCCATCCTGAACTCCAGCTTCGCTACTCGGCTGTCGATGTTGTCTTCCATTTTCGTTACTCAATCGGCTGCGCTTTCGCGAGCAGCGTGGTCTTGTCGTTGCTCGAGTTCGTGTCGCCGAACCAGAAGTGAATGGTGGCCAGCCAGGCAGTGCCCAGCGAGCCGATGAGGCTGTACAGGATCGCCTTGTTGGCGTCCGGGGTGTTGAGGAACATCATCCCCGCCACCAGGCCGAAGAAGCCGAGGGTGATGACCAGGGTAAGGATCGGGGGCACCCAGGAGCGGGTCGTCGACTGCATGGTGCGAGCACCGGCCACGTCCTGGACGCGGAGCGCCGCGAGGGCCTCGGCATCCTTGAACCCCAGCGTGGCCATGGCCACTTGGAAGTCCTGGTCGGCCTTTCGCACGGCTGCAAGCTGCTCCGGGGTGGCTCCAGAGATCGCCTGCGCCACAGCGTCCTGGCGCTGCTCCACGGGGTCGTTGGAACCCGGAGTGAGGCCGAAGACCTTCTCCAGGGCTGTGACCGCCGTACCTGCCAAGGGGCCACCGATGGCCGATGCGATAGTCGGGGCGAGGCTAGTTACGGCACCTGCGATAGCTGACCAACTCATGCTGCTACCTCCTTGAGTCCGAGAAAAAACTCTGCCATCTCGCCAGAACGCCGGTTGACTAGGCCCGCGAGGACCTTGCCTGCCGCCTTGTTCCACTTCGGGAACTCGTGGCCTGCCTCTTCGACCCTGCCCTCGTTCAACAGGGAGAGCAGCGTCGAGTGATCGAAGTTTCCTGTGCCCACGTTGTACGAGAACGAGCACAAAGCGGCCTTCTCTTCGTCCGACAATTCGATCTTCACCACGGAGTCGATATGGGCACCAAGGGCCTCCACGCGATCCAGGAGATCCTGGTCAGCTTGGACTTGGGTCCATACCGTTGCTGGGCCGATCTTGGGTCCCGTTGCGCCGTATCCAATGGTCCATGGTGCGGCACCGGTCGCAGGGTCGGGGTATGCCTTGAGGCGGCATCCTTCGAACTCCTTAATAAGTTTCAGTGCTTCGTCGCACCACGTCATGTTTAAATCCTTTGTGAGGCTTAATCGGGGATGATGGCCCTTGCGCCCTCGTCGGGTTCCAGGGATCTCTGGCAGTGGTCCTTCTGGATCCGGTTTAGGAGACCGCAGAGGATGCAGCCCCAACGCTTCCCCTCGGCCTCAGCTTTCGCTGCGCGACTCGAGATGGTTTCGTCGGGGTCTCCACCCGCTACGGTGTTCACGAACTGGTCCAGAGAGACCAGGAGGTTCCATAGGTATTGCATGGCGTTAGTCGAGGGTTAATCCAGAGGGAACGGAGGGAGAAGCCCCGGGACCTCAGAGACCGTGGGAAACCCTCGCGTCCCTGCCTGGACATCAGCCAAGATGCTGTAGGCCGTGTTCCATACCTGAGACCGCCACGCACGGAACGCTTGGCCTTCCTGTTGGAACTTAGGGACCGAGGGTTCGCCTGCGTAGGTCACAGCCGTGGTCAGGTCGTCGTAGTGATACGACTGGGCCTTGGCGTCCATGATCGACTGCACGGTGGACGTTAGGAGCGCCTGGAGTTCTGCCGGGGTGGGACCTGGGGGGACCGAGGGCGCGTTACCGGCGACTGCCCACTGGAGGTAGGCAACATAGTCGGTGTTCAGGGGGTCCTGGGGGATGAAGGATCCATCGGAGTCCCTAACGACACCCCCAGTAGTGTTGAGTGTGTAGGTCATCGTTTAGAGTTCCGCGCTTGCTGTCCAAGTACCTGCACCTGCCCACCCTTGCCATGTCACCACACTCAGCGCTTGCCAAGAGAAACGGTCTACAGTAGATGAGACGTTGGAGGGGGTGAAGGCCGTATCAGCACCATTGCTGTAATACCTAAAACCAGTTAGTGACATGGTCGGAGCAGTGCGCTTCGAAGTGGAGAAACGAACTTCGTCATATGCCGCAGTGATCCCGGACACTCCCGCCATGAACCGGATAGGTTGCACACCTGTCTCGTAATACCGCTGGCACAACGCGAGTTCCTGACCGTACGGACGGCGCTCGAAGGGGGTAGCTACGGAGCCTGCTTCGAGTTGAACGAGGCCCACGGTTCCCCCAGAGAACCTCACGGTTGCATTGGTGTTCGCCGGGAGAACTACCTGCCCCTTGTTCGCCACAGCAGACCCATTGACTGTAGCGGTAGCCGTGCCGGCCCATGCGAGTGTGTAGGTCCCCCCTTCGAGGTTGATACCCTCGATCACTTGCTCCAGACCACCCGCAGGAGCCGTTACAAGGTTCCCGTTGGCTGAGGCCGCGAAGGTAGCAACCTGCCCGCTTACGACCACCCGCCAGCGGTCGAAGGTGTATTGGTTAGCTACGGTCGTTGCGGTCCCACTTGCGTAGGCCCGTTGGTTGACTCGGAAGTCCCCGTTGATAATCCGGTTCTTTCCTGAGGGGGAACCCAGGGCAGTTACGGATGCTGAGGTTGCCAAGGGAGCTACGGCGGTGCTCAGTTGCGACTGGGTTACTATGGATGCCGAGGGGATGGCGACTGTGGAAGCCGCCTGTTCTGTTAATGGTGTAGTCATGGATTAATAGAGTCGATACCAGTTGGACGAGGTAGCACGCCAAATCCAGCAATGTCCCTCACCTGCTGCAAGGGCCGTGGGTGCGTTATTCATCGTCTGCCCTGTGTTACCGTTTAGGGTGAAGGCAGTAATGGCGCTCTTGGTGCCGATAGACACCTTCTGTCCATCGCGGGGATTAGGTGGCATGACTACCGTGAGGGAAGCTGTGGTAGCCCCGCTGGAAATGATGAGAGTTGGTTGGTTGTTCGCTATAGTTACCGTGGAGCCGCTAGAGGGAACCTGGGCAGAGTAGGCATCAGTACTAGGGGCGCTCGTACCACTGTAACCAAAGACGTTGACGTTTCCAAAAACACCACCACTGCCATCACTCCATTCACCTGTAACGTTGTCCTTGAGAGAGCCGCCGATCCAGTTACAGTCCGTAGCCCCAGAGGCAGCCTCAAAGCCATACTTCTGCATCTTTGTAACACCAGTGTTCAACCCGGTCTCACAACCAATGGCGTTGAACTTCACAGCAGAGGCACCGCAGTAGACGCCTGAATACTGGGCAGAACCAGCTTGGGAGTTACCACCAATCAACGTACCGAGTACCTTCACCCGTGAGCCGTTATTATTGATCCCGCACATATAGTTACCGGTAATCTTCCCACCCTTGAAGGAAACGTTGTCAACACCTGCGGCAATCTTGACCCCATCCCCAAGCTTTGCACCGTGGAAGTACGGATCTGTGAAATGGACATCCGCACCCACATCCAACTGGACTTGGTAGTTGTTGGTCAGGTCCCCCTCGAAGTCAAAGACCCGTGCGAAGTTACCCACAGTAGTACTTGCACTGTTGGTCTGCCAGTACGCAATGTTGGTGCTCAACACAACAAGACCGAATGCCTGAACCGTGTTGAAGAAGCCATCAACCACAAACCCATTAGGGAGCGCGGTTGCATCCCCGGAGAGACTCATACCTTTGATGCGTACGATGTCGCTCCGTTGCGCTGTCCCATCGCAGAAGAAGCACGAAGTACCCCGCAGGCCCACGAAGCTGCACCCTTCGAACTCGACTGTGTTGATGCGAACGAGGCGGACACCATTGAAGCCGTTGATGCCGCGTACGTTCTTGATGGACACCTGGGTGGCCCAGTTGATAACTAACTGGTACCCGCCTGTCATCCCTGCGGAATCAATCTTCAGGTGCTCAAAGCCTCCACCGTTACCGCCAGAAGTCGCTAGGGTCATGCAGTCGAAGTTGCCAACGAATTTCAACAGTGTTAGGCCCATTCCCATGCCTACACAACGCTGACCTGCAGTAGCCAAGGTAAAGCCCGCGTTCAGCAGGTAGATCTTGGGACCACATTGGATAGTTCGACCCGTAGCAGCCGCTTTGATAAAGGCCGCAGAGTCATCCGTAACACCATCCCCAACGGCCCCGAAGTCCTCAGGGGACACAGGGAGGCCAAGGAGCTTCGCCATGACGTTAAGGGCTACCGCACCGGTACCTGTCTGCTGGAAGCCTACAAGCCCTGCCCCCTTACCGGAGGCCGTGGACGCTAGCGCACTAACCGTAGTGGCCGTACCGTTGGCCCCGACGAACCCCACCATGTCCGCGCCCTTGGTACTCTGAGCGAGCGCAAGGTCGGCCACGGATGCCCCGGTAACCGGGAAGACCACCGTGTTGTTGAACAGGACTGTGACTTCGTATCCCATCGTCAGCGGGTTGACGAAGGTAATGCTGTTGCCAGTGGAGTCATCGTAGGACTCCGTGCGGTTGTATCGGATACCGTTGACGAAGACCTGAGAGGTCCCCGGTACGAACGTAGCGCCATTAGGGACAGCCCACGTAGTCTGTCCTGCAGTAGCCGTGAAGATGTACTGGGCCTGAGGGGACAGGAAGGGGGCTACGGTGCTCGTAACGGCTGCAAGGGATGCCGCAGCGGAGTTGGCACTGGCAGTTGCTGAAGCCTCAGCGCCAATGATGGCGGTAGCCTGAGCCAGGGCGTTCGTGGCTGTATTAAGCGTGGTGTTCGCCTGCTGCGCCAGGGTCGAGACGTTGGCCTCGGAGATCTTTGCGTTGTTCGCGGAGGCTTCGGATTGCACTGCCGCCGCTTGGGCTTGGGAGTTCGCTGCGGTAACCGTGGCGACCTGAGACGTGAGGTTGTCGATCAGTGCGTTGGTCGAGTCAGCCTCCGGGGCCACGTTGGTGCCCGAAAAGAAGGA